GCGCATCATCATAATCTCCGACTGCGCGATGGCCGATGCGCGGACCTTTTCGAGTTCCTGCTGCGCGGCCCGTGGTCCAGGATCTCCATTCATCTCCATCGCCAGAATCTGCCCGTTGAGGTTGGCAATCGCCATCCGGCTCGCGTCCAGAGCATCGTCGGCCTCTTTCTTCTTCTTCACATAGAAGTTCCTTTGGTCGACCAGTTTGGCCTTTTCTGGGTCGTCCTCGCTGAAAGGATAGGGTAGGGGCCGGAGTGCGAGCCCACTGGCGACCGGCATGTCCACTTTGATGCCGAGTTGGTCCGCCGTGTCCATCCAGTGGTGCATGCTATCGCGCTGCTCGAAATATTCTGTATCAAACTCCATGTCGATGCCGGCGATCTCGATCGAGTAGTCGCTGTCGGCCGCCGTGTCTCTCATCTCATCGATCGCCTGCATCATCATCCAGTCAAAGGTGGAGCATATGAAATAGGTTCCGTATTTGGCGGCCATCTCATCGGCCGGATACTGCTTGGCGTTCCTGACGGTCTCTTCCATATAGAACAACCACACCTCGGCATCGCGGGCCAATGTTTCCATCAGCCAAGGCGGCATTTCTTTGTGTATTTTGGGATCCTGGGCGATCTCCCATCGCTCCTGGCGCGACTTTGTGGCGTCCTCGGTGATCTGCAACCAAGAGCGCGTGTCGGGAGCGTAGTCGTAACCAGGTTCACCCTCGATGCGGTGTAGCTGATACCAGCGGTCGACCCTTGCGTAAACCTCCGGCGGGAAGCCGGAGCCGTTGGGAGCCCACACCTCGAGGCGTGGATCGTGAATTGGAGCCTTCGAGCATGAAGGGGCGGTGCCGACCATCAGGATGTGACGGGACGGCTTGGGCTGGGGTTTCTTTCTGGGCATGACTTTCTCTCGCATAAAAGAAGACGGGGAGCCTGATGGCCCCCCGCCTGGAAGTCAAGCGCGACAAGTCTAAGAGAAGACGTGGACGCCGCCACTTCCTCTCACGACCCACCTGGTCGAGGACTTGCCTTCCAGCTGAACACTGGAAATAGCGCCGGTACGCCTTGGCAGCGTAACGGTGCGATGCCCTTGAACATTGAGGGTCTGCGTCGTTGCCGCCGTGACTAGCTCAATCGTCGTGGCTGTGCCAGCCGATGCGCCGATGACGAACTCGAAAACGGCACCTGCATACGGCGCCGGGATGAACATTTTCGATGCGCTTCCCGTGCCGTGCTCGGTGTGTCCGTAACCGAGAGTCGACGTCGCGGTATCGGTGTCACCCGACACGTTGAGCGGCCCCGGCTGAGACATCGCTTGGATGGTCACCGAGCCCGAACTCACCGCCGACACGCGGGCGGTCATAAAACCGTCCGAGGCGTAGATGAGTACCAGGTCACCCGCGGTGAGTACCTGGCCGTCGTCGTCGTTGTTGAAATAGCCAGCCACCTCGACGCTCGCCCGCGAATCGTCCGCGGTGCGATAGAGGTAGATGGCACTGCCCGGAGGGGCACCGGAGATGTTGTACAGAGTTGATGCTGCAAACGCCATGACTGCTCCCTCCCTCTACGTTGTCACGATGGCAGTGGAGTCGGCGAACGATTGCTCGATCACGCCACTGTCGTCGATGAGGACAGCACCCGCGCTGAAGAGGTGGTTGATGAACCACGCTTCATGGGTGTTGTAATATTGCATGGAGGCAACGACCGCCGGGTTGCTCGCGATATTCTTCGCGTGCTTTTGCATTGCAAAACCTACAGCAGACTTGTTGTACATGTAGATCTTGCGCGCACCAGCGGAAGTCCCGGTGAAGGACTCAGTGAGCCCAACATGCATCTGCCATTTTACACCGTTCCAGTCCTTGAACTTTTGCGGGCCGATGGCAGGGCCTGACACGAACGGCAGTCCGTCCGAACCGACGAAGTCGGCCGAGGCGAACGACGTCACCTTGAGCATCTGAGACCAGCAACGCGGAGTGACGAGAGCATAGTTCTCTCCATCATTCATCACGTCGAGTTCCCAGAGATCCTCGCAGTGTGTCAGGGCGGACGACTCGACAGTAGCGGCCGAGGTCAACGTCCATGAGGTGCCGGAATTTGAAGTCCCGTCGAGAGCGGTGATGATCAACTCATCGCACTTGCGACCGAGCGCCATGGCGCCGGCCTTCGCGATGGTCATCTTTTCGTCCGTCTCGTGCTTGGCCGAATCCAGATCGTCGACCCAGTCACCTGCGTACCAGTCTTCGATGGTCGCGGTGACTTGCGTCCTGGTGCCATTCATGGGCGTGATCTGCCCGTGCCTGGCCTTGGTCGTTGCGGTGCCCTTGCCGGCCTTGTTGAACTTGGCCGAGGAACCGACGACGCTGTCCTTCAGCCGAACGGTCGGCTTGATGAAGGAACCCTGACGCTGAAAGACGTGATGAACGTCTTTCTGGTATTCGATCTGGAAGAGGTTCGTGATGTTGGTGGTCATAATCCACCTACCTTCCAGTTAAGTTTACGGGGAAAGACGGTGGCCTTCGGGGAACGATGGTATGGAGTTGGAGCGGGAAACCTACTTGGGAGCCGCTCTATCCGACCATCGAGCGTCGGGGCCGCGTTGACGTTTTTCTAGAAGCCGCTATGCGGGGAATCCAGTCACGTCCTTTCGAGTGCGTTGACATTTATGTCAACAGACTCGGTCTTGGCAAGGGTTAATTTGTGGCAGAAATGCGCCGGCCCCGCATCGGGAGGATAATCGGGGCCGGCTATTGGCCGAACAAACCGGCCACGAGGGAGGGAAGATCAAAGCATAGTTTCTTGGTGCCGAGTGTCAAGCGGCCTCGTTTTCGTCCTCCGGGATCCCGTGCAATTGGGAAATAAGTTTTCGGCGTTCGGCCGACTTCCTTTCGGCGACGTCGGCCTGCCCCTTGCCGTGCGCCGAATGGATTTCGGCGGTTAGGTCGTCGACCTCCCTTTGCAGGTCAGCGCCCTTGTCGGACCCTACCAGGCCCATGTGGAGGTCTCCTTCGCCGTGCAGTCGTCCGGCCATTCCGATAAACTTGACGAAATCGGGATGAGAGCCGAGAAGTTTGCCGCCGGCGAGTTCGATTTGCCCCAGGTCCATTGCCTGGAACCTGGCGAGCATGGCATCGCCGATCTCGACGTTGCGCTCGTAGTCCTTGCCCCACATCTGCCTCAGCGAATGCTCGCTGGCTTCCATGTTGTCGATGTCTGCTTTTTCCCGAGCCTTCTCCTTGCGGGCCTCGGCTTGGTAGGTGATCTCGGACAGCGCCTCGAGACCGGCCTTGGAGATGTTGAACTCCTTGGCAGCCTTCTGGTACTCCGCGAGCCCGGCCTGCACCTCTTCCGAGGCGAAAGTTTCTTCGGACATATGGACCGGCCGGTTCTTGGTGAGACCATAGAGTTCCGCCTCGGCCGGCACGCCGGTCGCCTTGTGGTAAGCGGCGATCTCGGCCTCCGTCGACTCGCCGCCAGGAACTTTCACGCGCTGTTGGAGTTGTGCTTGGGTTTCCGCCAGCGCTGCGACCATACTGGCCGGGCTGTCATAACGGCCAGCCAATCTCTGGTGTTTAGGATCTTCGATAGTACCACGCCAGGCGGCGCCATCTTCGGAGTGGTCATTTCCCTCGCCGCCGGCATCGCCGTCAGCACCGCCGTCCCCGGCATCGTCGGACCCCCCAGCGGACCCGTCGTCACCGCCACCTTCATCCTCGACTTCGTCATTTTCGTCTTCAGCGATGCTCATGTCTCATCTCCTTCTGGGTCTGGGTCTAAAGATTGTAGGTCTGGCATGGGCTCGTCATCAAGTGGGGCATTAATGGCCGCGAGAATCTTTTGACCAATTTCGTACTGTCCCATCCATCTTTCCCCGTCCGCGCCTGACGGCGGCGGGTCGGAGTCATAGTGCCGACACCAGGAAAGAAGGGTGAATGCCACGCGGCGGCCGAGGCCGTCATCGTCGCGGTAGAACAGTCGTCGGAACTCCCGCGCCACCTGTTCTCCGTCATGCAAATCGACATCGATATATTTTCTAAGACCATCGTGGAACGCCTCGATGTCGACGCTGGCTCGATCATGGGTCCACGGCAGGCGCCATCTCATCGGACGCCCGTCCGCGGGCCCTTGTTTAAAAATTCTACGATCTGTCTAAGCACTGGGATTTGCTCCTTGAAGAAGGCGCCGCCGATCGGGCCGACGCCTGACACGAACCCTTTACCGCCGGGGACGGCTCCTGTCGATTGAAACACGAAGTCGCGGATGAACGCATCAGCGCCGGACTGCTGGTTGAACTCATCGAACGAACGCGGGTCGTTGTTTCTAACCTTGTTTTCCTCGTGCATGCTTCGCACGACGTTCAGCTGCTCCGGCCGCATTTTCCTGACGAACTCCTGCTTGAGGTCATTGAACTGTCGATTGCGGAGCGGAAGGAAGTGCATCGCCTCGCCGAGGATGACAGCCTCCTGCTCACGATCGCTCAGTTCCGGCCGGCGCAGCTGAATGGTGTCCACGCCTGGGTTGGGCGACCGGCTCTCCTCTTGGGGGAAGACCTCGGCGAAGCCTGGGCCTGTTCCGGTCTGCACATCGAACGGTAAATCCTGGAGCCCTCGGAATTGTTGACGGACCCGGTCTACCAGTGGGCCGACGTCTCCGAACTGGCTCGCGGGTCCGGCGCCGACGATGGCATTCCTCTCGGCCACTAGACAGGCGCCTCGGCCGGCGGTGCGCCCTGGTCAGCCGAGCCGATCAGTTCCTGTAGTCCTGGTCCGGCCTTCCCGATGTCCTTGGCAACGCCAGCCAGGCGCTCGACGCCTTGAGCGTTCTGTTCCTGGGCAGCCGCCTCGGCCCGGCCTTGCTGGATCTGTTGAACGGCTTCATCCGGCAGCACCAGTTCGGGCGGGAAGTCGGAAGTCTCGGCCACGCTTTTTGCCCATGCGTCCCAGTTGACCCGGTCCATGACCTCCGGCCGGACGGACCCGACCTCGAGGATGGTGCGGATACCTTCGCCGACCTGCGTCTCCTCGATCTGGCGTTTTGCCTTTTCGATGGGGGATGCGAAACGGAAGTTGACGTTGGTTCGAACAAGGGCCTCTGGCGGTATTCGAAACTTGCCCATGCGCTGGAGGACGTTGAATGCGCGCTCCACCATGGGGGCCGTGTATGAAGTCTCAAGAAGACCAAACACTGACCCAATCTCACGAACGAACTCCTCTTTTCTTTCAATAATTTCTGTAGCGGTCATCTCGGGACCGGGCAATGGCAGCTTGAGGATGTTTCGGTAGAACAGCGCGTGGATCTGCTCGCGGAGAGCGTCCTGGGCGGTCAGGCCCCAGTCGAGCCGGCCGCGGGTTTCCATCTGTTGAAACGGAGTGGTCAGGCCCAGGTTCCGAATTGCCCTGGCGTCGTAGTAACTGACCCGGTCGGCGTTGAGGTTCGGTGCGCTGACCATGGAATCGGACGGCAGCAACCAGGGCGGCGCGACTGCGCGGTGCAGTCCACGGAGCATCGTCTTGCCCATTTTATTCAAAGATTCAAGATCTGGCAGAGCCATCAATCCTGGCGACCTGGAATACAACTGGTCGGAGCGGCGGTCCCATTGTGGGATCGCGACCGGCATCTCCTCGAATCCGTCCTCGAGCACCTTGTGCTCGCTGTCGACATCGATGACGACGCTTTCGATCGGCATGCCGAGGTTCGTCTCTCGCATTCGCGGGTCGCGATCGTGCCGCGGCTTGATGGTCCAGATGAACCCGTGGAAGGTGTCCGGCGTAGCGCCGCCGACACTATCGAGGGATTCGATCACTTTCGGGCCGAGGTTCTCCCGGCCATACCGCTGCGCCGCGTTGCGAGCCCGGATGCGCTCGCGGATGTAGACCGTGTCAACGTCGCCATCGGCATCGAAGTCGATATAGACGTTTTTCATATGGAAGGCACGGAAGAGAAGCCCGGTGAGATCTCGCCGCTTGGTGATGAATATGGCGGCCGTGCCGAACGTCACCACATCATCGTCGACCTCTCCGGTGGCCTGCACGAAGTGGGCAGCCGGGTTGTACATCTCATCCCACAGCTTGCGCTCGGCGTGCTCGATCCATGCCTTGACCTCCGGGTCGTCCATCAGGGCGTCGTCTTCGGTCACCATGTCGTACCAGCGCCCTGGCGCTGATGTCTTCGGCCGGAGCATGGCGCCGATGGAATTGACCAGGCCCCTCTTGGCGACCACCGGAACCGTGTCGAACTGACGCTTGGCGCGTTGCTCGCGAACCTCGCCGATGAACCCTCGGCGCTCCGGTGCGAGCAATTCTGCCAACTCCTCCCACACCCGATTGATGTAGAGCCTTTCGCCCTCGAGGCGGTTGAGCCTCTCGATCGCGCCTTCAATCATCTTTTGCGTGGCCGCCATGATTAAACCGCGCCCTGGCCGAGGAGCGTCGGCCTCCTGGTCTCAGCCTCGCTGGTATCGCCGAGGCCGGAAGTCTTGATGGTGGACTGGATGCCTTTCCGGGCAGATGCCACTTGCAGAGCCTTCTTGTCAGCCTCGTCGATCTCGGGCTCCTGCTCGGTCGGTAGCGGCGGCAGGGGCGGGAGCGGCGGTGGCTCGAACGATTGTTTTTCTTGAACCCCAAAAAGCATTGAAAACTTTGACATCAGACGCTCCCTTGCCCAAGAAGCGTCGGCCGGTTGGCTGTCGTGGGCGCCCCACCCAACGTCCCCGCCTGGATGGTGCCGCCTATACCTTTCCTGGCGGCAGCCACTTCCTTCGCCTTCTTGTCGGCTGCCGTGATACCTGGGTCAGCGGCGGGCTCCGGCACCGGCGGCGGCGGCGGCGGCGGCGCCGGCGCGGGTGCTGGACGTGGAGGTGGAGAAAAGATAGCGGAGAACTTACCCATGACCGTGCTCCCATGACATTGTGTCGCCGCACGGCGTCCAGCCGAACTTGGCGAAAAGGTTGATGAACTGCTTGTCCTGGCCGACCCCGGCAGTAGCGGTCACGAAGGCGGCCCAACAGGCATGGGTTCGGAACCAGGCGGTGATCGCCTCGCAAAGCATTCGCCCTGCCATGGTCCCTCGGTGGGCCGGCCTTATGTAAAACTTGGCGACGTAGCCTAGGGTCTCGAGACAGAAGTCTCGTTCGGCGGCTACCATTGCGGCTCCCATCACCACCCCCTTGTCCTCGACGACAATGATGTCAGTCGCTGGGCTCGCCAGATACACCTGGTAGGTTTGCTTGGTGATAATTGGATCGTATGTCCAGCCATGCCCGCTCTCCGCTACGAACTCTTCCGCCATCGCGATCAGATCATCGAGGTCGCAGTCCGCTCCGGTCCTCGGGATCATTCGCCGCTGATGCCTCGGCTAAGTGACCGCTCCGCTGCATCAGGGCCGCGCTCCATGATGATGGCATCGCATTCTGCGTCACTGAGCCGCTTACCGTACTTTGCCGCGACCTCACGGGTCAATATTCGAAGTTTGCCTAATTCGTGCTCAGACAGTTGCAACATGAAATCGGCATGGCGCAGGCCGGACGCACTGGCCGGCGTCGAAAGTGGCGTGTGGACGATCAGGACGTTAGCCTCGCCGACTAGGACGCGGACGGTGAGTCCGTCCCGTGGCGGCACCGGCGGAACGTCATCAGGATCGAGACGCCGGTCGTGTGGTTCCCATTCATCCCACTTGATGTGGGCGAAGGTGATGCGCTTCTTTTCGGCTGTGTGCTCAAAAGACGCCCGGATGATTTTGCGGGCGTTGTCCTTGTCCCCAAGCGTCTCGGGATTGTACCAGCAGGTGGCGACAAACGGTTCTCCGACGGAAGCGGTGTCTGGATTGATGGTCATAGAAGCCTCGGATCTTCGACCTCGACCGGCGGCGGTGTGCGTCCAAGCCGGCGCCGCGGCTGAGTGTCATGGGTGACGTTC